TTGTCCTTTATAATCTAGTACAAGTATTACAGGTGGTTTCTTTCCTAATCTTGTTGGTTCACGATAAACTCTTATATCATTATCAATACACCATTTGAAGATCTTCATCTCCTTCTCGTACTGTTCCCTTGTTTTTAGATTCATTTGACTTTTTTTTCTCAATTGTTTTTTCAAGCCTACTAACAGCTCTATTTAAAGGCATACATATATATATAGATTCATTTGTTGATAAATCTTGTGATCTAAATATTTTAGACTCTAATTTATCTAATTCTTTTTTAATATCCTCTAATGACATAAAATAAAAAGTGTGTTAGCATTATCATCCAGAATGTAAGTTGAGGAAATCCCCAGCATAGGTATTTAACTATGTCTCTCTGTAGGTTTTTGTCTACAGGCATATTAATGTCTTGTTGTGTTGCTTTGTATACTGTCTTCATTATGGTAGGTAATAAGTTAATGTTCCTATAATTCCTAATATAATAAATATTACTGTGTAAGTAATAAAAGCCCACTTAATCATTTCTTTTGTTTTCATTTCTTTGTTTCTAAAAAGATGCTGCCCATTCACACTAGACTTACTAAATTCCTCACTAGGATCATAATCCATTGTTGATATCGGTTTTAGTGTTTTTATGTTACTACGGGTTATCAGCATCTGTATTGTTATTATATATTAACGATTTCTAAATTTAAACCTCTGTTTATGTATCTATCTAAAAACCATTCTATTTCTGTTTGACAGACTTGAACATTAATTCCTAGAGTTGAACAATATACATGATAGCTGTTTTTGTTATCAGGTTTATTTAGTTCTATTATATGTGTTTTTTTCATTGTTATTTGTTTTAATTATGAAGCTAATATATAAACATTTTTTAAACAATCCAAATATATTGTTAATTATTTTTACCAAATGTGATATTCTCCTTTATTAGGATCTTGTAATTGAGATGTTAATGCATATCTAGCTGCATCAATACTATGGTCTCCAGACATAGGGTTAGGCTTTTGTAGTGTGTTACCTTGCTTGTCTTTCATCCAGACATAACCCTGAAGCTCTTTAATTAAGTTCTTTGATCTTTGTGTAACAAATATATTGTTTTGGTTTATAAGGTTAATACCATACACTATACTATCTCTACCTTTTGTAACTGGAAATACTTGATGACCATATGTATTTAACTCTGCTATTGATTTAGGCTCTGCACTATCTGCCCATAAGCTTCCTAGTATCTGATTGTTTTTAAGGTATTGACTTATGTGTGAGTTTAACATTCCTTTTCTATAGAGTACTTCATCAAATATGTATGCATCATCTAGTTTGTATAGTGCTACTAATGCTGCTTCGTCAACGGAGTAACCAAAGTCTAATCCATGACATAATAACCTAGCATGAGGTGGTATTACATCTATTTGTTTCCAATCAGGAATACAAGCTCCTTCAAGTGTACCTATCTCACCTAGTCCATATACTCTCCACCAATTAGCCCAATAAGAGCTTTTAGAAGCCTTTAGACGAGCTTTCTCTATTTCTTTGATAATACTATCAGGAAGTTCATTATTGTCCTTGTAAGTTAATGTAATGAAGTTTGTATCTTCTGTATTGATTAATTCTTTATCTACCCAGAATAAGTTAGTAGGGTTATAATCTAGCCAAATATCTCCAGAGGTTCTTATTGATAATTGCTGGTAAGCTTCAAAGCTAACATTGTTACACTCATTAATAAATAGATCTGTTCTTCTAGAACCTCTTAACTTATCTGGTTGGTCTGTAGAAAAGAACTCTATATAACTTCCATTAGAGAATGTGTATTTTAATGTTGTTCTATTATACTTCTCTTCGTAATATCTATTTAATCCTTTTAGGATATTTAGAAAGTCTTTTAATGCTCCTCTTCTTAAATGTGGAACTGATTCAGATACTACACTTATCTCGCTGCCTGCATTTCTTATTGCCTGATCTATTAAAATAGATAGTATACAAATAGTTTTACCAGCAGAAGTTCCTCCTCTTACAATCTTAACTCTTTTGTCTAGTGCAAGAAGTTTGTCAAACGCTATCGTTTTTCTGACTCTCATTAATCAATAAACAGTGGAGTGTCTTCGTTTATTGTAATGTCTTTTGTTTCTCTTGGTTTACCTGCGTAGTAATTATAGAACAACTGAACATACTTAAAGTCTCCTTTTTCTACTCCAGCTTTCAGAGCTTGATATGCTGCATCTTCTAAAGGAGTTAGTTTCTCTATTAGATTAAGCTCATCTGCTTTAGGTTTTCTACCTGCTCCTTGTCTTTTTCCTCCGTGTGCCATAACTTGAATTAACTTGATTAATCAATAATACAATAAAAAAACTTATCATTTGTTAAAACTCATTTAAATATCTATTCTCTATTTCCCAGTTGCCTGCATAGAGTTCAAAGGTAGTACCATCCTTTCTTGTTCTGATAGTTCCTTTAGGGTAATAGTTACCCTTTTCTTTAAACTGTTCTTTGGTTACCCATCCACACACTGTAAGAACTTTAGTGAATCTATTTATAGATGCAAATATAAATGCATCAGCTATGTATCCTATTTGTGTGTCTAGAACATTATTCACATAGTAATCTTTAGGATCTACTTTTCTTTCCATACATTTAACATCTGCCTTGTAACCATTCCATTCAATATCATATCCTCCATCAAATCCTCCTAGTCCTGTCATTAGTTCTATACCTAGATGGTCTCTTATGGTGTTTTCTCCTACTATTCCTATGTATTGATTTCTCTTGTTGCCATCTGCGAATCCTCTCATTCCAAAGTTAGTTCTTCCTACCAGCTTTTTGCTGTAAGTGATAATATCTTCGTTAAGAGGTATTTGTAACATTAGTCTAATAAGTCAAAGCTGTGATATTTGTTTTTTAGTTCTTCGTATTCTTTTTTAAGCTCTAGGTAGTTTTCTAATAATCTCTCTAGATTGTATTCTAGTTTCTTGTCTGCTTTCTCATATCCTAGATACTTTCTAAACTCTTCTTTTATTTTAGTATATACGTTTAATAATCCTTCATCTTGCTTTGTCCAATAATCAAAATTATTACATGCATGTAAGATGGTAGCGTGGTTTTTTGACACAGATCTACCTATTTTAGTATAGGTCATGTTAGTGTATTGACGAAGAAGCTTATAATACATTGCTCTTGCTTCAACAAAATCTCTGTCTCTACAAGTTAATGTGTGTTCGTTTTCTAAATCAATGTTAGTCTGATTTCTTATTATTCTTTTTAATTCTGATGTTATCATAATATTTGTTTTCGTTTATAGCTTTTAAAATTCCTGCACATGCTTCATAATTCTCTAAAGTTTCATAAAGCTTTATAGCATTTTCTAGTTCTTCTTCTGAAGCTCCAGCTGCTAAATCCATCAGTGCCATTAGATAATATCTTTCTATTTGATCACTGAAGAGTTCCTCGTATGACATATTCGTTTAATTCTGATTCTTTATTCACAAAGTACTCTTCAAATGTTTTAATTGCTCTTTCTAATTTTTCTTTCCCTGATAAATAAAAACTCTCACTTGCATCCCACATACCTAAATCTCCTTTGCCTTTATCTATTGCAAAGAAATAAAATTTATCATAACTCACATTAAATAATTCGCAATAAATATAAAGTTGTACGTCATAAGAGTATTTCTTGGCTGAATATGGAAATGCTTTTACATCTGATGTTGTTTTTAAATCACCAATAAATCCATCACCTAATATATCTGCTTTAGCACGGAAGGGATAACCATGTAACATTCCAATAGCTGGTATCTCAAACTTTGCTCCTCTAGTCATTCTTTGCCACAAATCATTCTGTAGTAAAGCGTCTACTGTATACATTGCTTTGTCATAGTCTTTTCTTGTATACACAAATTCATCTGATCCTATTTCTGCTACTTTCTCTGTGTATTTTTTTGTTCTTGCTTATTGTACTTCTACTATGTGTACTTTACTCTCTACCTTATCTGGTTCTAATGCTTCTAAATGTATAAGCCTTCCTGCTTTAAAAGCTGGGTTGTC